AGTGGCTGCGAGTATCCACCAAGACGAGCCAGAAATAAGTACTATTGAGACAGAACCTACACAGGAGACAGAAACCATGAGCGAAGTAGCAGCACCAGAAGTCATCATCCCAACCGAACCAATCACCGCATCAGTGAAGCGCGAGCCACGTTTGATGTCACGTTGGGATTACATTGCGTCATTCCATCAGGGCGGCGACTCATGGGTGAAGGCACAACAAAACTTCAAGGACTACAACGATTACCACAAAGTGCCAACAGTTAAAGCAGCTGCAGGCGATGAATTTCTTACAAGTGTGCCAGGACTCTTGACTCAAGTTGAGCTCGGTCCTGTCTTCCAAGATTTAAATTTCATGCGTCCAGTTGTAAACGCTTTGGGTGCACGTGCAATGCCATCGACACCATCAGCAACTTTTAACCGTCCAACAATTACAACGCACACAACTGCAGCGTCACAAACTGAAGGTGCAGCCGCGTCAGCAACCACAATGGTCGTTGCGAACAATACGGTTACTAAAAAAACTTTTGCTGCGTACCAGAATGTCAGTTACCAGACAATTGACTTCACAGACCCCGCAGCCTTGCAAATTGTTATCAACGACATGCTCGGCGAATACATGATTGCCACCGACAACGAAGCAGCAGACAACTTGCTGACCGCTGCAACATCTGCAGGCGTTTGGGACTTGTCAGTAACCGATTTGTTGAAGTCAATCTATGACGCCGCAATCGTGACACTGAACGCAACAAACTATTTGCCAACGCACATGTTTGTCAGCCCAGACACATGGAGTGCAGTGCAACAGCTTGTTGACACCGCTGGCCGACCAATTTTCGGTTACGTCAACGGCCCAGGACTTGCCGGACAAAACACACTTGGTCAAGCATCGGTGACTTCATGGACGAACACTGGCCCACTCGGTTTGCAAATGGTTGTAGACAACAATTTTGCAACCAAGACAATGGTCATCATGAAGGACATTGGCTTTGAAATCTACGAGGAACAAAAAGGCATTTTGTCTGTTGACAATCCGTCTACTTTGACTCGCGGAATTAGCACACACGGCTACTTCTGTACATTCAAGGCCAACGCCAACATGATTCAAAAAATCACCCAGGCATAGTCGAAGGGCGGCGTAACCGCCATGTCTAGTTACACAACAGCCAGCAAGCAACTGATTTCTAATTACGCGTGCATTAGCACGTTAGAACCAACAGAAATTACTATTGGCGAAAACATCACGGTCAGTGGATTAGCCGCGCCGTTTAACGGCACATTCAAAGTATTGGACATGCCCCAATACGAATTCACTGGCGTTGACTCAACTACAGGCGAATTTCAATTTGATGTCAATGTGCCTAGAGCCAATCAACTTATTTATGCGGCAACTGGCTCAAATGTTGAATACGTTGTTACTTACGCCGGCACAGTTGTTTATACGCAGCTCTGCACATGGATTACTGTCGCCGATTTGATTACTTATTTGGGCGTAACCATTACAAACCCGTCAGACGATTACACGCTGGCCACACAAGCCACAAACGCAGCAAACGTGTTTTGTTACCGTCGCCGGCAAGAGTCCAACTACCACGATGGATTGAGTACATCGCCCAGCACAGACGTCACCCTGGGCACGCTCATGTATGCGGCAGCTTTATGGCGTAGTCGAGGGTCAATAGAAACCGCGTTTGCAGCATTTGACACAATGGGCACACCAACCCAGCAATCATTAACACCGATAGTTAAGCAATTGTTGGGCATCCCCCGACCAGCGGTTGCCTAATGGCTTACACCGATTTATTCAACGAAGCCATAGACGACATCAGCACCACGCTGACAGCAGTTAGCGGTTTGCGTGTTGTCACTGACCCAACCAAATTGGTGCCTAATTGTGTGTTTTTACAAGCACCAAGTTTCACGACGTTTGGTGGCAACGGCAACATTGTGACTATGCAATTCCCAATCAAAATTGTCGGGTCAGGCCCAGCTGGGCTACCAGTGTTGCGTGACATTCTTGCTATTACTGCAACAGTGTTGGCTGCAGGTATAGCCATTTTGTCTGGTCAACCTGGCACATTAGAAATCGGTGGCGCATCATTCCCGTGTTACGATTTGACCATGAACATTCAGGCACAAACCGCATGAAATACACCATTCTTAATGAGGCCGTTGGCGAAGTGGGTACAGAGTTTGTACCAGATGACGGCATAAACGTAGAAGCGCTCATTGACGGCGGTTTCATCAAATCCACATCTAAAGCCACCAAATCTGATAAAACTATTACAGACACCAACGAGGAGTAACCCACATGGCAAGCACATCCACATATTTATCTAACGCCGTCGTCACAATTAACAGCGTAGATTTGACGGGCGAATGTTCAAGCGCCAATCTCACACGCACATTTGATGCTTTGGAGTCAACCAACATGTCAAACACAGCTCGCACGTTCGTGGGCGGTTTGGAAAACTCATCATTGGTCGTTGACTTGTACAACAGCTACGCAGCTTCTAGCACTTACGCGACACTCAAAGCACTTGTCGGCACAGCGGTCACAGTAAAAATTAAACCAACAAGCGCTGCAACATCGGCAACCAATCCAGAGCACACCCTAACCGGGGCGTTCATGGGCACATTGCCGTTGGTGGTTTCATCGCTGGGCGCTCTCGACGTGTGCGGTGGCATCACGTTTCAGGGTGGGGTTTACAGCGTCGCAACAGCATAATCAGAGCCGACAACGGCCCGACACGAAAGAGGCATGATGAAAGTTAAATTGGAATTGGATTTACAAGACGGTCGAGGCGCACGCACCATGACCACAAATATGTTTGTGGTATGTGAATGGGAAAAAACTGAAAACCGTAAAGTGTCAGATGGTAAAGGCATTGGCTACAGCGATTTGGCTTGCTGGGCTTATCATTTGTGCAAACTTGCTGGCGACCCTGTACCGGACAATTGGCGTGAATGGGTTAAACAGCACCCGGATATGGATTTGACTTCCGTTGACGAGACAAACCCAAACCCTACGGCGTTGGCACCTACCGACACCAACTAGCACAAATGCTGGTTGCAGTAGGGTGGTGGCCGACGCAAATTGAGTTTGACACACGCGACTTAACAACTGTGATTACGATATTAGAAACGCGTAACCAGAGGTAGCAATGTCGGTCAGTACCACTATCACAGTTGTTGGGGTCAAGGACACGATAAATGCGTTACGCAAAATTGACCCACAGTTGCAAAAAGATTTTAGAGCGCAAGCTAACGAAATAGCGGCGCCAGCAATTACGGCAGCAAAAGACGTTTACACCGATTTGCCGTTGTCTGGTATGAAATACGCTTGGACTAGCAATGGTCGCAAGTTATTTCCGTTTACCGTTAGTAAAGCAAAGAACGGCGTAAAGTTACGGATTGACACTCGTCGCAACGCTGTAGGCGTAATTCTGATTGAGCAAAAAGACCCTGCTACTGCCATTTTTGAGACCGCTGGCCGAGCAAACACAAACAAACTTGGTGATGCGTTAGGGTTTGTAGGTGCTGGGCGCACTCGACTTATCGGGCCAGCTGTTTACAAGGCGCGTAGAGCGATTGAGGAACCAATGAAAAAGATGATTTTGGACACGGCACGAGTGGTCAGGCAAGAGCTGTAATGCTGTCTATACCAATCATTGCGGAATACGACGGTAAAGCCCTTGACCGTGCAATCAAAGATTTTAACCAGTTAGAAACAGCCGGCGAAAAAGCACATTTTTTAATTAAGAAAGCCGCTATTCCTGCAGCTGCAGCATTGGGCGCGGTCACTGCTGCATTGACGTTGGCTGTTAAAGCTGCCGCAGAGGACGAAGCCCAGCAAGCACAGTTGGCGTTGACTTTAGAAAATGTTACAGGTGCTACAAAAGCCCAAGTTGCTGCCAGCGAGGAAATGATAGCGAGCATGTCGAGGGCTACCGGTACGGCAGACAGCGAATTGCGCCCAGCGTTAGCAGTGCTTGTCACGGGCACTAAAGACGTAGCGACCGCTACAGAGGCACTATCACTTGCCCAAGACATAGCCATAGGGTCTAACAAATCTTTGGCCGAAGTTTCTGACGCATTGGCAAAGGCATATGGCGGAAACATGAAAGGCCTTCAAGCGTTATCGCCAGAAATTAAAGCGATGATTAAAGATGGTGCGTCACTTGATGAAGTGATGAACATACTTGGCGGCACGTTTGGTGGTGCAGCCGCAACCGCAGCAAACACCGCTGCAGGCAAATTTAAGATACTCAAAAATTCGTTAGATGAAACGCAAGAGTCAATCGGTGCAGCATTGCTACCAGTTGTTGAAAAGGTGCTACCAGTGTTACAAAAGTTTGCTGATTGGGCACAAAAAAACCCACAAGCATTTTTGGCTATTGCCGGCGCAATCACCGCAATATCGGTAGCCATTCTGGCAGTCAACTTTGCAATGTCATTAAATCCATTTACGGCTATTGCTGCAGGCGTAGCCGCACTAGTTGTGGGGATTGTTTACGCATACAACAAATTTGAAACATTCCGCAACATTGTGAACGGTGTACTTAACGGCCTAATTACAGGGTTTGAGTTTTTTGCTAACGCATGGATTAACACCATCAACATGATTATTGACGGCATGAACCTGATAAACCCGTTTACAGACATACCAAAATTGCCAAACATAAATTTGCCAAGCATCGGCGGTGGCAGTGGCAGTGGTGCAGCATCGACCGGTGGTGCAGCTCGTAACGGTGGGGTGGGCGACATTTTGTCTACAGCACCAACAATGCCAACATT